GCTGTCGGTCGTCGCCATGATGGATCAAACGCCCTACGGCGATCAGGCGACGGTGCAGCCGTTGTCGACGTCGAACAGGCCGAAGACGATCATCGTCCCGCACGAGCTCATGCACCTGGCGCAGTCGCTGACGCAGGGCTTCCACCAGGGGCTGATCGGTGGCGGCGCCTCGGCGGCGACGCACGCGGCGAACGCCGTGGTCAGCAACCTGCCCGACTTCACCGATCTGGACGTCGTCGTCGTCGGCCACTGGACCGACGTCAACAACTGGTACCTGGCCGCGGACCCGGCGAACACGCCGCTGCTCGAGGTCGGCTTCTGGCAGGGGCGCGAGGAGCCGGAGCTGTTCGTGCAGGACGACCCCACGCAGGGAACGCCGTTCAACGCAGACCAGATCGAATACAAGATCCGTCACGTCTACGGCGTCAAGGCCCTCGACTGGCGTGGTCTCTACGGTCAGATCGTCGCCTAACCGGCGGCTGAACCGGGGCCGAGCGCCCCGCACAGTGAGGAGTTGATCCATGGGACTCGAGCCTATCCAGGACGTCGCCGGAACCCGCACGACGACCACAGCGTTCTTCCACGTCGCCGCGACGAACACGCTGTCGATCCCGATCTTCCGGGCTACCGGCGCCTGCGTGATCGAGTCCGTGCGCGTCGTGTACGGGTTCGCCGTCACCGGCCACGGGGCGAACACGAACAATATCAACCTGGACACGCGAACCTCGGCCTACGCAGTCCCCACTGAGATCGCGAACATCGACCACGGCGCCGGCGCCGACGCCGTCGCGAACACGTCGATCGCGTTCACGGGGATCACCGCTGACGAGTCGGCGCTGACCGACGGCATGTACCTGTGCGCCGAGCTGGAGGAGATCGGGGACGGGCTCGCTGCCGGGTTCGGCCCGATATCGTTCGTCGTCGAGTGGCGTCCCGAGGAGTAACCTCAGCGGGGAGTTGATCCTTGTCCACGCTTGCAGACTTCCGCACCTGGCAGGACGAGCGGATCAGGGACGGGGCCGCGTACCTCACGCAAGGCGAACGCGACAACGCGATCGACCAGGCGCGGCGCACCTACTCGAGGCACGTCCCGCGTTCGCTGGTCTACGACCTAACCGGAGATGGTGGCTACGACTACGCCCCGCCGCCTGGGTGGGTGTCGGGGTTCTCGGATCTGCTGTCCGTCGAGGCCGACCCAGCGAACAATCAAGATCCCGCCGACGGCATGCTCGAGGGTAACGAGTTCCAGACTTACGACTCGCCGACCGGCGAGCGGGTGCGGTTCACGGATCGCACGCCGGCGACAACGGACACGCTGCGCCTGTCCTATACCGTGCTGCATACCCTCGACGTAGCGTCCTCGACAATCCCTGCGCTGGACGAGCTCGCCGTCGCTGACCTGGCTGCGGCGGTATCGTTGCGGCAGCTCGGCGCACGGTTCGCCCAGGTCACCGATTCGACCATGGACGCTGACGCCGTCGACTACGGCGAACGGGTCGCGATGTATGCGGCGCTGGCCGATCGCTATCTGCGCCAGTACCGGGACCATATCGGCGTGGGCACGGGCGACGAGGCAGGCGAGGCTGCGGCGGTGGAGTTCCTAGACATTGACTCGTCATTGTCTGCGGGCTCGGCCGGATGGTCTCGACTGTTCCACAGCGGGCCGGCGTACTAATGGACGTGAAGATCGACGTCAGCGAGCTGACCCGGTTCAGCGCGAAGTTCGGCGCCCGCGGCAAGGCGATAGCAGGCGAGGAGGTCGCCCGCTCGATGGATCTCGCCGGTGCGCTGATCAAGCGGTCGGCTGCGCTCAACGCCCCGGTCGGCGTCAGCGGTATACTGCGGCGCTCGATCGGCTGGTCGGGCACGGGCTCCGGGTTCGGCAGGTCCGTCGCAGTCGGCACGCCGATCGAGTACGCGATCCCGATAGAGCTCGGCGTTCGGAAAGGGCGTCATCCTGGGCTATCACGCCGAGGGCTCGAGGCCGTGACGCTGTGGTTCCGCCGCAAGGCCGGCATGGGCGACAAGCGCGCGCGCACTGCGGCCGGCGCCTTCAGCAATCGACTCAGGCGCAAGGGGCACGAGAAGCGCCCGTTCCTGACGCCGGCCTTCGACGATAACCTTTCAGCGATCGGCGCGATATTCAACAAGGGTTCAGAGCGAGCGATCAAGCGCATGGCGCAGCTCGGCAGGAGACGATGATATGTGGATACCGCCGATCAAGCATACGCTGCACACGCTGTCGCAGGAGGTCGCCACGGGGCAGACCACGGGCTTCAACCTGACCGGCGCCCGCGTGCGGTTCAAGGAGCGGGTGACCGCGATCGACGCCGGATCGCTGACGCTGTCCTACGAGGAGCAAGACCCGGACGATTCGCAGTGGTACGCCCTCGCCCAGGCCGACACGGTCAACAACGGCGACGAGCCGATGACCCAGGTCACCGAGGTGATCGGCCTGTCCGGTCGCCCGGTGCGCGCGGTGTTTACCCTGGCAGGCGGCGCCTCCGCGATCACGTTCTCGGTGTTCGCCGAGGAGATACACGAAGGCTAATGGGTGTCTCTTTCGACCATCCTCGCGAACGTGCGGACGCAGCTCGCAACCGCGATCGGCGGCGCCGTGATCATTCACGACGGCATCCGGCACGCGCCCGACGATTCGACCTTCCGGGCCTTGTTCCGCGACACCGCGAACAGCAGGCTGAACGCCTGGATGGTGACGCATTCTGCGACCGACGAGGAGTTCGACGGGCTCAACTCGCTGTCGATCCGCACGCACGAGATCGTCTGCGTCGGCCTGTACGCCCTCGACGACCCGGGCGCGGGAACGTCGATGACTTCCGAGATAGCCTTCCGGGCTCAGGTCGAGTCGGTCGCCGCGCAGCTACGGCAAAACTACACGCTCGGCGGGCAGGCGATGAACGCCTCGCCGCCGGATACCGCAGTCTTCGAGCTGCGGATGTTTCACAGCCATCTATGCCACTACGCCGAGGTGCGGTTCGACGCCCTCGAGCGGGTGTCGTACACGGGTCCATGATATGAGCAAGGCCGACAAGACCGCCGACGTCCTCTGGTTGCCAGGCGAAGAAAAGCCGGCGCCGGGTTCGTACACGCACGAAGGCGACGGCGTCTATCGCCTGCTCGGCACGCCCGAACAGGAAGCGGCGCGCAAACCGAAACCGAAGAAGGGGAAGAAGGCCAAGGGGTAACGACTATCCCATGGCCTGGCAGACCCGCAGACAGGACGCAGCCAGGAGTAGCAGATGCCTCTGACAAGGCGAAAGGTCGTACTCGCGAAAGCTGAGGCGACCTACGCAACCGACCCCACGCACGCAGCGGCCGACGCCGTCCTGGTGCATGACTTTGACTTCACGTTCAACGGAGAACGCTACGGGCGCGCCGTCAACTCGGCGTCGCTGGTCGCTCGTCGCGCCTCTGTGCTCGGCAAGCGCAGCGTCTCGATCAGCTTCTGGCAGGAGATGATCGGCGACGCCGCGGACTACGGGGCGGGCGCGCGGTTCCCGAAGTATGACGCCATGATCAAGGCGTGCGGGTTCACTCGCACCGACGACGGCGGCGACCCTCGGGCCTATACCTACCGGCAAGACCGGGACGGGTTCGGCTCGGTGGCGTTCGAGTTCGAGGCCGACGGGATCGTCTGCATCGCCCTCGGCTGTCGCGGGAACGCTCGCTTCGTCCTGACGCCTGGCGAGCGAGCTCGGATCGAGTACACGTTCCAGGGGCTGTTTACGCTGCCGGCCGACCGGGCGCCGATGACGACGCCGAGCTATACCGGCGACGTGGCGCCGCCCATCGTGGCGACAACGGGGTTCCAGCCGTGGACGGAGAACCCGGCCGCGGGCGCCTTCGGGCACGCCCGATCGATGGTCGTCGACTGCCGTAACATCATCGAGCCGCGCGAGTCGCTGACCGCCGGCGCCGAGGGCGTCGCCGCGTTCGAGATCGTCGGGTTCGGATCGGACGACGACCCGGGCTCGCAGGTCGAGCTGGAGTTCGAGCAGAAGGCTGCGGGGAACGGTGACGACTTCTTCACGCGCTGGAACAGCCGCACGCGTTCGGGCTCGTCGTCGGCTGCGCTCGGCAGTGCTGCCGGGAACACCCACACGCTGACAGTCAACGATCTGATCATCGACGATATCCAGTTCGGCGACTTCGGCGGGCGCCTCGGGAACGTGCTCGACTGCCGCGTTGTCGGCGAGGCGGCTGTCCCGGCGGCTGCGGCCGAGGACGGTATCACGCTGGTCGCCACCTGATGGCGGTCTCGTTGCAGTGGAAGCTCGAGGCGATATCGGCGTCCGACACGACGCTGACGAAC